ATGGAGAAACAAAAAATAGAGGAATTCTTCTATAGAAATAATGCGCAGGTTAACAATCCAATCATAAAAAGCTTTTTGTCGGATTCCAATAATCTTTATTTGGTGCAAAAGGCGATCTTATATCCAACCGAACAAAATAAGAAACTTGTCGATGAATCTTTCCAATCTCACTATATAAATGTTAGGAAAATCAAATATGTCAGTAATTTAATTTATTTTTTTAGCTTAGATTTTGATAAAAAAAGGAGAAGGCTACAAAATCGTGCTCTATTAATATTAGATAAGGGCTTATCAGAAGAAGGTGGCACGACCGCGAAAGAGCTAATAGAAGATGCAAGCGTTGAAATTGAACTGGATCATATAGTTGATGGAGGATTATTTGACAATATTGAAGATGAACTGCTTTTAAAGTCTTTGCAAAAACTAACGGTTAAACAACTTCAAATATTAGAGATGATTTATGTAAAAGAGCTTTCTATAAAAGAAATAGCTCACACATTACAAACTACACCGCAGAATATATCAAACCTTCATAGGAAGGCTTTAAACAAACTCAAAACTACACTCAGCAAAAAGGGGGAATAATATATGGCGATTTTAGAAAATCAATACAATGAAGAGACGCTAACGATTATAGAGAATTTCATACCGAAAATAAAACAATGTTTGCACAATACAGACTTTCAGGAAAGGGAAGACTTGGAACAAGAAATTAAATTAAAAATTATAGAGAAGCTGGCAACAGTAGAATTTCAGGATGCACCTAGTTTTTGGGATTTTTTCTCGTGAACTTTATACCCGGTTGTTTCGGGTGGCTACCCGGCAACCTAAATTCCAACACCTTGAAATAAAAAACGATGCACATAGTGAAGACACTATGTACATCGTTTTATTAATTAATTAGCCTTTTAGGAAATCAGGCTTTGCGAAGTTTGGGTTTGGATATTTATAGAAACCTTCGCCTGTAGCGCGGCCTAGTTTGCCTTTTTCGATATACTCTGTTTTTAAGAGGTTGGCTAATTTTTTAAAGTTTTCTTCACCTGTAGCAGCGGCTTTTGCCTCTACAATGTTGAAGGCAGTGTTAATGCCGACAATGTCAAGGATGGCGAATGGACCTAGTGGTGCTCCTGTTCCAATCATCCATGTTTTATCGATTGTTTCTGGGTCTGCTACTTCTTTTACTAATAGTGATTCAGCAGCATCTAAAAATGGAACTAGTAATGAATTCAAAATATAGCCTGGTTGTTCTTTATATAATGGAAGTGGAACCATGCCGATTGCACGTGCAAATTCTACGACTTCATCGAACACTTTCATATCAGTGCCTGGATGCTTCATAATTTCGGCTGTGTTGTTTTTCCAAATCGTATTTGCAAAGTGAAGTGCTATAAACTTCTCTGGACGACCAGTTGCTTCAGCAAATTGGCTTGGTAATAATGTAGATGAGTTTGTCGCAAAGATTGTTTTAGCAGGGGCAACTTTGCCAAGGTTTGTGTAAAATTCCGTTTTAATTTTAACAACTTCAGGAATCGCCTCAATCACAAGATCGGCATTTGCAACCGCTTCTGATAAATCACTTTTAAATGATAAACGTGCATATGCAGCATCAACTTCTTCTTGCGTCGCGCCTAAGTCTTGTTGGTATAACGGTTTTAATTTTGTGATACGATCTTGTGCATTTGCTAATGCCTCATCATTAATATCGTATACGGTTACATTAAATCCTTTAAAAGCTGATTGATAGGCAATTTGACTACCTAGAACACCGCTACCTGCAACTGTAATATTTTGATAATTCATCCTAAATTCCTCCTTCGATAATGTTACATTAATATAATTGTATGGGTATGTGTTGTATCCCTTGTTACACCTCCATACTACTTCTTCTAATATTAAAAAATCAAATGAAAGCCTCGATTGTTATAATGATATAATGACTTCATTAATTTCCCCAAAAGTAAAAAATGTCACCCGAGAGAGTGACATTTAATGTTCAATAGCTGCTAATGCTTTGTCCATTTGGCGTTCATTATATTTTATTGCATGACTATTAATGGATTCGAGCCCCTTAAAAGTATAATTAGCGTTTTGATAAAACCCAAAGACAAAATCGTTGATCGGCGATTCTTCTTCTCCATAGTATCTATTCACTACATATGCCTTAAAAATATTTTCTAGCATATATTCATTATTTTGTACGTCTGCCAAATATTTTTTATTTTTATATTCGCCTAACATGTAATCTTCGAATTCTTTGATTTCAGTCTTTGTAGGGGGATACTTTTTAGCGTAGGCTTCAATTGTATCGAACTTTTTAGAAGAAGTGCTATTAAGAGAAGCAACCTCCTTTACTTTAGTCTGCCAAGTTGCATCTTCTGTTGATTCTGCTTTAGCTACGGGTTTTTCTTCATGTTGCTCTTTCTTAGGAGATTCTTCTTGGCTTACTATATAGGACTCAGGTAGAAATTCACTAGCACCTAAAGCAGAAAGGCATAAAATAATAATAGAAATTCCCGTAAACTTTAGCATTTTAATTGCTTTTATTCTGTCCAATTTTATGAAATTGAAAATTGCAAGAAGAAGGGAAATCAATCCCGTTATACCACATAATAAAAATATGCCAGAAAGTACTTTAAACAAGTATAAAGCCCCCTTTCTTATAGAGTTACTTTAAAACTGATAGCTTTTCCAATAATCTTTGCAGGATTATTTCGGTCTACTATATACGGTTCATGTTTTGGGTTATCTGGCATTAGTAAAATGGTATCCCCTTGTTTTTTTACACGCTTTAGGGTTGCTTCTGTATCTCCATTTACAAGTACGGCTGCTATCTCGCCGTATTCAACTTCACTTTGCTCCCTTATTAAAACTTTAGAGCCATTTGGTATAGTTGGCTCCATCGAGTCCCCTTTTGCAACTAAAGCAAAAATATTTCCTGCAGGTAACAACTCGGAAAATTCGTACATATATCCTTCTACATTTTGCTCCGCTAGGATAGGCTCTCCACAAGCGATGGTACCTAAGATTGGAATTTTAGCAAAGTTAGGTTGTATTTCTATTAAATTTGTCGGCTGCTCTTCCGTTAAATCAGAACGCCTAATATTAAAGTAGTCAGCCATTAACTGAATTTTATCTGGCCTTGGGTATGTGCTAGCCTTCATCCAATTAGAAACGGTTGTCTCTGGTAAATTTAAATCTCTAGCCATATCTGTTTGATTTAAACCTCTTTTATCCAATTGCTGTTTTAAGTTTATGGAGAAGACGATTTTTAGTTTATCTGAATTATCCATATTAAAGCACCTCCTTTAATATAATAATACCGATAATCAGTAGTTGTGTAAACTCGTAAGTACCTTTTAAAGGAATTTTATCCTTGACTATACCGTTTAAAGGTACTAAAATATATTTACATTATAAAAAATATTGATTGAGTAGTAACAGAATCTTTTAAAGAACAAGGAGAGGGATTTAGAGTGGATAAAATAAAGAAGCGTATAGAAGAAGCAATAGCAAGAAATTACGATGGATAAAAGTTTTTATGTAGAAGTACCGTTTAAAAGTATTTGGTCGTTAATTAAATAAAAAAAGTGGGTGCTAAGTATGTACGAATGGTTAAAAGATTATCAGCAAATTGAAGATGAAATTACATATTTGGAATATAATTTAGAGAGATCACAAAAAGAGTTGAAACGTTGGGTTAGTGGCGATTTAGCAGGAGTAAAACTGACTGCAGAATCTGATGGCGCGAAACTAGAGGAACGGATAGAGCGAATTGAAAAAGAATTACAAATTAAGCTTACTGAACAGAAGAATTTTATGGAGCTTATTAGTAATTTCAGTGGATTAAATCACAAAATTTTAAAATTAAAATATGTGGATGGTATGACTTTGGAAGAAATAGCTGAAGAATTAAATTACAGTGCAAGTTATATTTATAAAAAACATGCGGAAATTGCCAAGATGATTAGATTTGCTCACGAAATAAAACTTACACATTGATTGGCAAATTAATTGTAGCTAGACCACTTGTAAAAAGTGGTCTTTTTTATAGACAACGGTAGATGCTCGTTTCCTTTAACTGACACCTAGTAGGAAGAATAGAAACGATTGAAATTTCATTACATGATGGTAGTGTAAAAGTTTGGTTAAAGAATATCCTTTAGTTAGAGGTCATATAGAAAAAAGTGATCTTTTTTTAGGGAAGTTCAGATAAGTGAACTTTCCCATAACTGACACTCAGTAAAGAGAATAGAAACAATTGAAATTTCATTATATGATGGTAGTGTAAAAGTTTGATTAAAGAACAAATATCCATTAGTTAGAGATCACTTAGAAAAAAGTGATCTTTTTTTAAGGGAAGTTCAGATAAGTGAACTTTCCCATAACTGACACTCAGTAAAGAGAATAGAAATGATTGAAATTCCGTTATACGATGGTAGTGTAAAAGTTTGGTTAAAAAACAAATATCCTTTAGTTAGAGGTCACATAGAAAAAAGTGATCTTTTTTAGGGAAGTTCAGATAAGTGAACTTTCCCATAACCAACACTCAGTAAAGAGAATAGAAACGATTGAAATTTCATTATATGATGGTAGTGTAAAAGTTTGATTAAAGAACAAATATCCATTAGTTAGAGATCGCTTAGAAAAAAGTGATCTTTTTTTAAGGGAAGTTCAGATAAGTGAACTTTCCCATAACTGACACTCAGTAAAGAGAATAGAAACAATTGAAATTCCATTATATGATGGTAGTGTAAAAGTTCGATTGATGAGTAACATGCACAGTGAAGATAATAACTATCAGCTAGAAACCACTCCAAACCGAGTGGTTTTTTTGCTCATTAAAATTAATAAATAGAAGGGTGTGAGTGGATGGAGCCCATTTACGCAAAGTGCAATAAATCATGTGGTCACAAATTCTATGTTCAACATTTTAAGAAAGACAAGCTAGCTACCATTGAGAAAACTTATTTTACTTGTCCAAACTGTGGAAGAGAGTATGTATGTTTTTACACGGATGAAAATACACGTAAACTTCAAGCTGCTTTAAGAGAGCTGCATCGAGAAATGAAATGGATTGAAAAAGACGAGTTAGTTGAGCTGAAGAAAAAGGAGTCTGACTTAAAACAATTAATTTCGGACGGTATGGCTAGTGCTAGAAAATTAATTGAAGGCTAATTGAACCAATGCTCTTGAAAGGAGGTGAATAAAATGAATAGGCGCGCAAGAATGAAAACGTCTACTGGTTTCTTTTCAGTAGGCGTCTTTGATATTCCGAAAATTAGTAATTGTAAACAGCTTTTATATACCGAGAAGCCAACATCATTAGAATTCTTACTTTATTTAAGAAGTTCAATATTTCATTCACTGAAGGGAGGTACTATTTTTAAGTCTTACCTAAATTTATAAAAGTAGATTAGGAGAAAATCTATGAGAGATCTAATGAATCACATACCTGCTATATTAGAGCCATTAGGTCTGCCTATTATCTTTAATGGAAATCCTACGGGCTCAGAAAAGCCAAGTCAGTTCATTACCTTTTTAGAGTTAAGTGCAAAGCCTATTTTTGAAGTCGATGGAGATGAACTGGAAATAGAGAGGATTATACAAATCAATGTATGGTCCAATTCGAATTATCATCAGCTTGCAGAGAGCATCAAACGAATGATGGGAAGTGCGGGCTATGAGCGAACTTTAGAATATGATGAACCAAATATTACAGGCGAGTCTCACAATAATAGGGTGCTAAGATTCGTCTTTTTTGATGAATAATTATAAACAATTAGGAGGTCATTGTAAATGACAACAGTAAATGAAAAACCACAAAAAATTAGCTTAAAACGTATTCACTATGCACTAATGACAAATGAACAAACAGAGACATGGGGCGAAGTGAAAACTTTAACAATGCCTATTTCTATGACACTTACACCAAACTTCTCAGAAGCGCATTTAGATGCTGGGGATCGTGTAGTGGATCAGGAAGCACAATTGGATTCTATCACGATTGCTGGTGAAACAGCTGATTTACCAACAGAAGTGCTAGTAGATTGGTATGGACACAAAAAATCTGCAGAAGGCGGTATTATTACAAATGCAAATGATACACCAAACTCGATTGCAATAGGTTTTGAATCAGGCTCTAAGTTGGTTTGGCTATTAAAAGCAAAGTTAAAACCAGGTGAAGAAACAAATACAACTCGTAAAAAAGGTGAAACAAGTTATAAAGTATATCCATTCGGCGGTGAAGCATTACCACTAATCGATGGTGTTATCAAGCATACGGTAGATACAAGAGATACAGGTGTATCAGTGACTGCAGAAACATTCTTTAAAACCGTTGCAAAACCAAGTGAAACAGTTGAAACACCTTAATTAGAGAGAAGCCCTTTGAGGGTTTCTTTTCTTTTTTATTTCAAGACTTTGTGAGTATCTATAATAACATCATTATAACGAAGATAACTAGAAAAGGATGGATGAATTATGCAAATTACTTTGAAAATTAACGGACAAGAACAGATTTTCTCGAATGACTTTGTGAAAGCGCGAGTGTTCCGAAATGCACTAAAGATGAACGAAAAAATGCGAAAAGAAGGTAATGAAATTTCTGTAGAAACATTTGATGAGATGATTTCTTTTGTGGTGAACGTATTTGATAATCAATTCACGATTGATGATGTATGGGATGGTTTAGAGGCTGGGAAATTACAAGATGAAATTATGCGAGTTTTCAATAACGTGCTGAATATTGGCGGACTTGAAACAAAACCGGCCATTAATGATGCTGAGGGAAAGCTAGTAGAATAACACCTTATCAATATATTAAAAAATTTTATCGAGATTTGATAAAAGAAGGTTATAAATTACATGAAGTCGACGAAATGGATATTCATTTTTGGTTCGAGCTTACAAGTGATTTTGATGAAATGGAGGAGGTTACAGCAGATGAAATTTCTTGGCTGTGATTTATTTTCCAAAAAAGGCGGTGATGAAAATGGCGGAGATTGGAGCTGTAGAACTTAGTCTAAATACTTCTAATTTCGATGGATCCATTGAGCAATCTATAAGGCGATTGACCGCAATGGGGGCAGAATTACAGGCTTTACAGATGCTTGGTACTAACTACGAAAACTCTATGGAGGGTTTATCAAAAAAGCATGATATACTCACACGGTCAGTTGAAGCATCGAACCTTAAACTAACGGAGCAACGTAGAAAATATGAAGAATTAATAGCCTCTGAGTCAGCGAATACAGAAGCAATTGAAAAACAAGCAATCGCTGTTAATGAAGCACTCGTTGAATACAATCGTTTAAATACACAGTTGAAAGATGTAGATAATCAATTAAATGTACAGTCATCAAGCTGGAATAAATTTCAGGAAGCTGGCGGTAAAGTAAAATCTGTTGGCGAAAGCATATCTTCTATTACAGCCCCTATTAAAGATTTTGGTGTTTTTGCTTTTAATGCTGCAGTAGATTTTGAAAGTGCTTTTGTAGGAGTGCGTCAAACGGTAAATACGAGCGAGGAAGGTTTTAAAAAGCTTGAAGATGGTATACGGGGGATGGCTAAGGAGCTACCAGTTAGTGCTACCGAAATTGCAGGAGTTGTTGAATCGGCTGGACAGCTAGGGATTGCTGAAGAACACCTTTTATCTTTCTCTCGAACAGTTATTGATATGGGAAACTCCACGAGTATGACCCGTGAGCAGGCTGCAAAGGAATTTGCTGATTTTGCAAATATTGTTGGAATGGGGCAGGGTGATTTTGACCGTTTAGGCTCTTCAATTGTTGAACTTAGCAGCAAAATGAACGTTTCTGCTTCTGATATTATGGCAATGGGAATGGGATTTGCTGAGCAAGCTTCCAAAGCTGGTCTAACAGAGGCGCAAATCATGGGACTAGCTGCTACCATGTCTAGTCTAGGGATTAACGCTGAAACCGGGGGAGCAGCGATGACTTCGGTTCTCCAAAAAATCCAAAAAGCTGTAGGAGATGGTGGTGATAGCTTATCAGGATTTGCTAAAGCGGCCAACATGTCTAGTGCAGACTTTAAAAAGGCTTTTGAAACAGATGCTGCCTCTGCATTAGACTTATTAGTGAAGGGATTAGCTGAATCAGCAGAAGGTGGAGCTAACTTAAAAAGTATACTTTCGGACTTGGGAGTAAGCGGTAACGAAACAGATGTACTTTTAAAAATGGCTGATGCTTCTGATTTACTGTCATCGGCTGTTAATTCATCCTCATCTGCATGGGAGGAAAACACGGCTTTATCAGATAAGGCAGCCGAACGCTATAAAACGACAGAATCTCAAATAGCCACAATGAAAAATGAACTTACAGATATTGGAATTAGCATTGGGAATATTTTAATACCGATCGTGAAGAGTTTTTTAGAAAAGCTTCAGCCATGGATTGAAAAGTTTTCTAATCTTAGCGATGGTACCAAAAAGCTAATTACGATTATTGGAGGGATTGCGGCAGTTATTGGGCCAGTTCTTGCGGTATTTGGAACAGTAATATCAACTGTCGGTACAATCATAGGAGCGTTTAGTAGCCTAGGTTCTGTTTTTGCAGTATTAAGCGGACCAATAGGATGGATTGTAGCTGGCATTGCTGCACTAATTGCTGGCGGTATAGCATTATATAAAAATTGGGATGTAGTTAGCGCAAAAGCAGTTGAGATATGGGATGGAATAGCAAGCTTTTTCTCAGGATTGTGGACAAGTATTACAGAAGCGGCTTCCGCTGCATGGGATTGGTTTACCCAACTACTCTCAGACTTATGGACGGGATTAGTAGTAGGAGCTGAAGCGATATGGACAGGCTTGGTAGATCTACTTGCAGGGATATGGACAAGCATTACAGAAGCGGCTTCCGTAGCATGGGAAGAGTTTATCCAATTACTTTCAGATTTATGGACAGCGATTATAGAAGGAGCTATAGAAATATGGGGAGGCATGGTAGAGTTCTTCTCAGAATTGTGGACAAATATCACAGAAATAGCCTCTATCGCATGGGAGGAGTTCACACAGTTACTCTCAGACTTATGGACGTCAATTATAGAAGGAGCGATAGAAATATGGGAAGGGATGATAACCTTCTTCTCAGAATTGTGGACAAGTATTACAGAAATAGCTTCTATTGCATGGGAGGAGTTCACACAGTTACTCTCAGACTTATGGACGTCAATTATAGAAAGAGCAATAGAAATATGGGAAGGGATGATAACCTTCTTCTCAGAATTGTGGACAAATATTACAGAAATAGCTTCTATTGCATGGGAAGCATTTAGCCAACTACTCTCAGACTTATGGACGTCAATTGTAGATGGAGCGATAGAAATATGGACTAGTTTTGTAGAAAGCCTCTCAGAAATCTGGTCATCAATAGTTGGTGTGGCTACCGAAATATGGGGTTCTATTTCTTCTACGATTATCAATATTGTTTCAACTATTATTAGTGGGATAGAAATTGGATGGAATAAATTAAAACAAACTACCGAAATTGTATTTAATGTTGTTAAGTCATTTTTGAGTGACGTATGGAATAATGTGAAAAATATGATTGTAGGTACGGTAGGAAGTATTGTTGATTTAGTTATATCGGGATGGACAAGGTTCAGCCAGATGACAACAAATACATTTAATACGATAAAAAACTTTTTGAGTAATGTATGGGAATCTATCAAAACTACGGTAGTAAATACAGCAACCCAGTTAGTAACAAGCACTATCCAAAAATTTCTTGATATTAAAGTGGCAATAGAAACAAAGATGAATGAGGCTAAAAAAGTTGTTACAGATATTTGGGATAAAATACTTAGTATTTTCAAAGCCCTCGATTTGCGTAAAATCGGTAACGATGTTATTCAAGGTCTAATTAATGGTATTGGCGATATGTCAAAACTTGTATGGGAAAAAGCTAAATCAATTGCTACGTCAATAGGTGATGCAATAAAGAGCACTTTAAAAATCAATTCTCCTTCACGAGTAATGATTGCAATCGGTAAAGGCGTTGGTGAAGGCTTAGCGATAGGGATTGAGAAAGGCAGTGATGGAGTTAACAGAGCCGCTGAGAAATTAGCAGAGGCTGCAATTCCAGATTTAACCGAGCGTCTATCCATTTCTAAAGAGGCCATCGAAAAAGCCCAGCAAATCGTCAGCAATGTAATAAAAGCCAATGCAGCTGAAATTCAGGCCTTGCAGAAAGAAGCGGAGAATAAGAAAGTTGAAATTTCTCAACAGGCTTCAGACAAAATTACAGCGATCAAAAACAATGCAGCGAAAAAACAGGTAACTCTTACAGTAGATCAGGTAGCCCAAATCAAGAAGATAGAAGAACAATCATTAAAAGATCGCGAAGCAATTACAAAGCAATACGCTGAAAAAATGGCAAAAGCCGAATCAAAATCTGCAGATATAAAATTCAAAGCTTTAAAAGAATATGTTGAAGCTCAGAAATCTGCCGGAGAAATGTCGGCAAAACAAGAAGCTGAATTTTGGCGCTATAGTGCAACGGCGTTTAAAGAAGGTACAAAGGAAAAAACAAATGCATTAAAAGAGTTCAAAAAAGCATATTCTGAGATGGTTAAGGAACAATTCGAAAAAGAGAAGGATTCCATTGAAAAACGTAAAAAATACAATTCACTCTCTCTAGCAGAGGAATTGAAATTTTATGAACGCTATCTAGGGCATTATGAAGCTGGTACAGACGAACGCACTTATTATGAAGAAAAATTTTATAATACGAAAAAAGAAATAAGCGAAAAAATTAAAACCATCAATAATGATTATTTAAAGCAGACGCAGGATGTTAACAAAAAATTACTGGATGAAGAGCAAAAGCTTAATGATGCTTACAATAATGCTCTAGAAAGTCGTATTAAAAGTATCAAAGGTTACTTTGGTTTATTTGATGAAGTTAAAGTAGCCGATCCTGTTGATTCTTCCAGCTTAACGCAAAATTTAAGTGAGCAAGTGAATGCCTTATCCCAATGGCGAATTGAGTTATCAAAACTTGAAATTCGTGGATTATCAAGTGCGATTATCGATGAACTCGAGGCAATGGGCCCAAGTGTCCTTGCACAGCTAGAAGCTTTAAATCGAATGACAGATTCAGAAATGTTTCAATATCAAGACTTATATGAGAAGAAGCTACTAATAGCACGTGAATCAGCGATAAAGGAACTAGAGCCATTAGAAGCTGAAACGAAGGCGAAAATTGAGGGTTTACGTAAAACAGCAAATTCGGAATTGAACACACTAAATAGCGAATGGCAAAAGAAAATCAAGGATGTTGTTCTGGGAACAGAAGAAACTCTAGGCTCTATGAATGAAATTGGGAAAAATGCTATTCAAGGTTTAATTGATGGCATGATGGGAATGCAATCGGCATTACAGCAAACAGCAAACAACCTTGTCAGAAATGTTTCGGATACATTAAGAGATGTGCTAAATCTAAATCCAACATCTTCTTTATTGCAAAAGGTAGGAGATGGTTTAGTCGATGGGTTTGACTCTATAATGAATAAAGCTACTAATGTTAGTAAACATTTAGCTAATAGTGTTATGCAAGAGTCTTCTTCTTCATTACCAATGCAAAAATCTAAGAATAACAAAACATCACAAAATTCAGGGCCTTCAACTATTGTTGTACAATCCATATTGGATGGACAAGTTTTAGGCGAATCTGTTGTAGATGTCGTAAGTGGTAAACAATATAGCAATGCAAGCATTCATGCATTGACGAGGGGGTTAAGTGGTATATGAAGATGATTTTAAAGGATGGCCGTGAAATGCTGATGAGCGACTACAGTTTAAAATTATTAAAATATTTCATTCCTTCTGTATCAATAGAGCATCAATCGTCTGAGGTTGATGGCAGTGATGGAGCAATCTTCACGAGCACACGATTTAGTGGACGAACGATTACAGCAAAATTTATGTATAAAGCATTTGATTATCATGATTTTAAATTGTTTATTGCAGACATTAATATGCTGTTTGCCCGAAAAGAATATTTTTATATTATTTTTGATACTGAGCCAGGGAAACGCTGGAAGGTACGTCTGGCAAACAGCTATCAACCAAATGAGCTACTACGAAAAATAGGAGAGCTAGAAATACAATTTATTTGTGAAAATATTTATGCAGAATCCGTTCCTACAACTTTAGATTTAAAGGAATGGGACATTGATAAATGGGCATGGGGCATGGGTCTTGATTGGGATGAAGATTTAGCTTACTCGTTTAATAGCAACCATTTCACAATTAAAAATTACGGAAATGCTGCTATTGATCCACGCCAAAATGAGCTTACTATTACTTTAAAAGGAATTTTTAACAATAGTGTTACTATTACTAATAAAACCACAGGAGACGTGTATCAATTTAATGGTGCTTTATCTTCTTCTGATGAATTAAAAATTAGCAGTATTCGTTCATTTAAAAACGGTACTTCTGTTTTTAAACAAACAAATAAAAAACTCCTATCACTAGCAGTTGGAGATAATAGTTTTTCTATCTCAGGCGGTACTGTTCACAGTATCGTTTTTAATTTTAGATTTTTATATATGTAAACAAGGATGGTGAAGTAAAGAGATGGTCATTAATTTACACACGACACAATCACCAGTCAGTCGATCAGAACGAATTAAAATAAATGAGAACTGGCAAAGGATTATTGAAGGGTTATCAAGATTACAATATCAACTTAATATTTTAGCTGGCGGCGAAGAAGTTGACGAGTTAATTAAACGCATTAATGATGCAATTGATACGGTATCTAATGCTTTACAAGACACTAAAAAAGCGATTAATGATGCTAACAAAGCTACTACAGAAGCGCAGGAAGCTACAACAAATGCTAATTCTGCTGTTCAAGTAGTTAATGAATCAATAGCAGAAGCGACACAAATGCTGGAGAACTTAGAGACTTTACAAGCTCAATTAGTACAAATGAAACATCAGCTAGAAACAGCTACGACAGGCGCTGAGACAGCAGCGTTAAATGCCAACAATGCTGCGAAATTAGCAACTGACATAGCCAATACGTTAAATGAAGTAATAGCAGAAGCGGAAGAGGCAGCGCAAAGAGCAAATAATGCCGCACAAGTTATTGATGGTTGGGGTACAGCCACAGCATGGGTTGCAACGGTTGAGTATGTTAAGAACAATGTAACAACTTACAACGGCTCAACATGGCAATCATTATCGACTAATATAAATTCAGTTCCTTCAGAATCTAATACAGACTGGATTTTGCTTGCTCAACGTGGGGTAGACGGTAATGGCTCTGTTTCTAAAGTTGCCAATAAATCTCCTGACATTGACGGGAATGTACTATTAATTCCAGCCGATATTGGCGCAGAAACTCCTTATGGAGCGCAGGAAAAAGCAAATGGAATTAAGGAATGGGTTCAGGCACATGGTTTAGGAACTGACAAACCAGGATTGATAGCTTCACCTGATTCTTTATTAAATAAAACTGAGTCAGGTTTTTGGAATGTTAAAAATACACCAGGATCAACCGTACTACCGAACGATATAGAAGACTTTCATGTTTATGTGGGCATGAAAGCGGATGAAACAAATATTTATCAAACATTTTTAGCGATCTCTCAAGAAACGGCTAAAACATATACAAGGGTAATTGAAAAGGATGGACAAACAAAAGTTCATAAAGATGATTCTGGCTGGATTGAAGGTGGAGGCTCCGGAAGTGGAGTTGGCGGGGGACTTAAATTTAGTGCCGAAACTTACGACTTACCTACAACAGAAGAAAGTCAAAAATCATGGAATTTACCTGAAAAATCTTATGTTAAAAATAACGACTTTATGATTGTTTTTCATAATGGTTTTTACCTATCCCCTACTTCATGGAATATTTCAGGTGATGCGTTTAATGGTTACGTCTTAAATATTCCTGAGAACCCTATTACTGCTGTTGTAGATAATAATGTTAGAATTATAATTTTCAAAAATATCCCTACAGATGGAACAGAACGCTTTAGTGGTAATTTGCTAGAAGACGGTACAGTTTCTATAGGAAAGTTAGACCAAGATGTTCAGGATGCCATTAATAATGTAGGAACTACAATTGATATTATTGATAATTTAGATTCGGAACGTACAGACGCCGTATTATCAGCTAAACAAGGTAATGTATTAAAAAAAATGTTAGACTCAGCACCTAAAACAGAAGTAGTGAATGATTTAACAACAGGTGGTAAAGATAAACCTTTATCAGCTGAGATGGGTAAAGTTTTAAATGAGAAGAAGATTCTTGAAGATGGAGGTGAAATTGAAGGAGCAGTAAACTTTGATACATTAGCTACTAATAAATTATATCAGGTTGGAGTATTGACAGAAGGTACAGTAGGCTCTCCATCTGATAGTACAGGTGTAATATATGGTGGAGCATATTCTATATTAGAAGATTTCATGACTGGTGCTTATCGTATCCAAAGATTAACGCAAATTGACCAACAAACTATAATTTTCAGAACAAAGTCAGAAGGTCAACCATGGAACTCTTGGAAGACAACGGAAGTATCAAACCATAAGTCTGTAGCAAAGGTTATGAACTTAGGTGACAACTATGCTGAACGCGACTTTGGCATTGTTAGATGGAATAATAATACTAGTTCTGAGTATGCTGAAATAACTCTACCTACTACTGTAGAGATAAATGGAATATTTGAAGTTCATGTAACTTCATTATTTGCAAATTCGGATTCTACTGGTGGAATTATTCATAGAACATTCATTACATCATCAAATAAAACTATTCACAGTAGGTCAGTTGAAATACCTAGTCTAAGTAACTCATTTGCACAAAACTTCTACGTACAAGAGCCATATACTATAGGAGACAAGTGGCTTATTAGGATTTATAAACGAGTTCAAAATAATCCAATTCACATTATAATTAAATATCATTCTATAGGAGAAGTACCTAACAGACAGGCTTTTGAATTATTGAATAGTATGGAGCCATTCAAGGTGACTCAAATGAATTATACTCTTAGCACAAATGATTATCCTATACAGAAAGTAACATTTTCAAATGATTTGAAGATACAAAAAGGAATACCAACTATTCAATTAGACCCTATGTCAACAGGTAAGGTATTTGAGCTTAGTTATAATGCAAATACTCAAAATGACTATGGAGTAGCTCTTAGAAAAGACTATAAAGATGCCATGATTATAAATAGTCAAAAGGATGTAAGATTCTTCGGAAAAGATGATGCGTGGTTTAGTGTACAAGATTTAAAGCAATCTGTCGTTGATGGGAAAAAGAAAGTGGCATCCGCCATTAGCGGCAAAGGCGTACAAACTGCTTCGGATGCTACATTTGACCAGATCGCTACAAATATAAGTAAGATTTCAACTGGTGTGCAATTTGCGCAAGGTACAGCTTATGTAACACAGAGCAAACCTGGCAGGGCAGACAACTCTAGTTGGCTTAGACTTGATAACATCGGCTTTCAGCCGAAGACTGTTATAGGAACAAAAGTCGGGAACCGTGACAAGTCAGAAGCTATATCTATTTATCATATGGGTCCAGGTATCAATACAGATGTTATCATGTATATGCCAGATTCTGGGCGTATTATTTACGGCGGTGGTAGTGAATGGGAATTTAGTACCGATACGCTTTGGTTGCAAGTGGACTCTGTAGCGTGGACACAATGGAATTGGACTGCATATGGATTTAACTAATCATAAAGAAAGGAAAATAGATTTATATAATAGAAGTTGGAAGATGTGTAATATACGACAATAAGACTGGTAGAATTATTTATCAAACTGGTGAAATGAGTGACAATGTAGTTTCTTATGACCGAAATATGGCTTATCTTATATTGATTTGCCATATGGTTGTGTAGGAGATTGTGAGCATGAAGATTTTATAGACCAAATGCATCTATTATTAGAAGATAGGAGTTGACCTTTATCACCGTTAGAACAAAAGATTAAAGAGTTAGAGGATGAGCAATTATTACTAACCGTATAATAGATAAAGTAAATCAAATAGTAGTAAGAATAGTTGCAGAGCGTATTGTAAACAAACTGATGACGTAACTAATTGGGCTTATCGTTCTGCTGTTGAGGATTATATCTTAGAAAATGCAGAAGGTGTATAATGACTGATTAATCGTTACATGAGAGACAAATAAGTTTTAAAGAGTCTTTAATAGATTCTATTTTTTTAGAATGACCAAGATTGATTAAAGATTGTTAAATAATAGTTCCATTTTATTTAGCGCTACTCATAATGGGTGGGGTTTTTTTTATTAAAATAAGGGGTTGATAAAATGTATAGTGGTAATCAAGCTTCATACGATAACCTTAGTGAAAATATGAAGCAAAAGCTTGAAGGATTAAAGACTCCTATCGTCAATGACTTAACTACGGGTGGTTCTGACAAGGCATTATCAGCTGAGAGTGGTAAAGAACTGAAGAGTTTAGTTGATGAAAAAGTAGATAGTGAAGATTTAAAGTCTTTGCAAATAGAAGTTACTGAACATTTGGCACAAAAAATACTTGAGTATGGTGGTTTTATAGAAGGTACTATTAACTTCGATACACTTACACCTAATAGGCTGTACAAAGTTGGAGAAGTTAAAGCAGGTTCAGTAGGTATGCCACCTTTAGATGTTAGTGCTAACAATGGCTCATATAGTGAATTGGAATTTTTCGATACAGAAGGCTACCAAACACAGCGTATCACTCAGGTTGTTGGTGGAAAATCAATGATGTTTCGTTCAAGAGATGCTCGGGCTAATAATGGAGCATGGGGTAATTGGCAAAGAGTAATGACAATTAACACATACTATCCTACGAAAACAATCGAAAATACTGGCGCAATTGCAGCAAGTAAAGCATTTCCTGTGGTAACATGGGCAAACAATACAGGTTCAGAAGTATGTGAGATATTGATACCTGCAACATTAAACTTATCAGGAGTTATTGAGTTAAATTTAGTTTCTACTTTTGCCAATTCAAATGCAACAGGTGGAGCTAAAATATTGTATCATGTCACTGCATCAAACAAGACTGTACATTCTCAAAAAATGACAATTATTGATATGAGCGAAACTTTCGCAAATAACTTCCATGTGAGTGAGATACTAGCGGTAAATGACTGGTTTGTTATAGTTATTGTTAAAAGAAAAGCAAGTAATCCAATGACTATAAATATGAATTATCAATCATTTCTTAACGATAATGCATGGACTATTATGAACGAAACAAACTTTTCTATCTATCCTGTATCTGATGACTTATCTACTAGACCTATACAAAAAGGGTTATCTAAAAGGATAGATGAGATTACTACCTTGCCTGCTTCTGTTAATGCCGTGCTAGGAGCAGGTTGGAGTGTGCGAGCATATAATTCATTAACTTATTACAAAGATGCATTCGGTGTTGTTCATTTACGTGGAAGGGTAGATAAAAGTGGAGGCACTCCTTTGATTACAACGTTACCAGTTGGGTATAGACCGTTGGCTAACTTCGAGAGTGCTGCACAACATGGTGCAACGCAAATAACGTATATAGATGTATCAACTGATGGTCAGGTAAGAGGCAATTACGTTGCTGACGGAGGCAACATCCTTGTAGATTGTACGTTTAGGACTACTTAAAGTAAAGGAGGTTTACACATAATGTACGCATATGAAATAAATGATAATGGCTATATCGTCAATAACTATGTAGTTGGTGGTGATGTATTAGTACCTGATGGATGTATAACTGTTCAACTACCACAGCCATTACTTTTTTATCGCCCACAATGGTCAGGTAAAGAATGGGTTGAAGGTGAAACTGAGAAAGAAAAGGTAGAACGCGAAGCAAAACAACTATTGGAATCATTAAAACCTTCTCCAACGGAAATCGCAGATGCTGAATTAGAAATAAAGATGATTACAATGTTAAAAGAAATGGAGGTTATTCAATGACTGGTACACATTTGGAAGGATTGACAATCGTACAACAGCGATTAACAAAAGCTTATGCTACATCAATAATGGGTGAAGTAAGAACAATTGAAAGTGTAAAACCTGATGATTTAAAAAAATATGTAGAATTAGAGATTGCTGAACGAGAAATAGCTGTACTTGCAGTTGAATAATAGTTCCATTTTATTTAACGCTACTCTTAATGGGTAGCGTATTTTTATTATCAAATAAGGAGTTGCATTGACTGTAGCTTTAGTTAATAGTTGACCTTTTTCTTTTAATGGTATTTCATCAGAATTTGACAATGAATTTCTTATTTCAACAAGAGGCAAACTTTTATGTAATAAAAGATTGAAATAATATCAACTCCTTGTATACTGAATTATGTAAAAGGAGGAGATAAAATGGAAATTTTGAAATTAGAGGTAGATACTTTTTGGGGTTTGTTACGACCAATTATAGTAATAATCATGCTTGCAGGAATCCTCGGAATTATCACGAAATCTAAAATAATTACTTTTGAGAAATACTTAGCTTTGTTTAAAGTTATATTTTATGCCATATTGGCAACTTTAACTTTCATTCTAAGTGCTAAAGTAGTAGGAGATGATATTCAGGTTGCTGTGGGTATTCCGGAGAGATTAGCGATAGCACAAATATTAGTTATTGTTTTATCATTACTTGAAGTAGGATCTAACTTAGTAACTATGTTCAGTCAACCAAAGAGTGAGTTTCATCTTGTGAAAAGAGATCAATTTAATGAATTTCAAAATAAACAGTCTGAAGAATTATTGGAATTAAAATTAAGGATAAATGAGTTAGAAAAAACTGAAATAACTCACAATAGATAAATAACAACTTCTAAGTAATATCCCTAATTTATAAAAGCGTCCTCTTTTGAGGGTGCTTTTTATTATGTTTCGAAAGGGTGATTATCAAATATCGGTAGAAGTACAAGACAAAAAAGTTAAATTAACAAATTTAATATAATAATAGTCCCATTTAGAGGAAACCCCTTCCTTTTGTCGAAATTTAAAATAATCAGGTACAACGGAGGGATTAATTTGAGAAGAGATATGGAATACTGTATTGAAATATTACGAGATTTAGCTAATGGTGAACATAAACCCCTTCTTTATTTAAGTCATATTTTTACCCCTGAAATTACAGAAGAGGAAGAATTGGAAAACAAAAAATATTTGTATCACTTAGAATTACTAGAAGATGCAGGTTTTATTGAATTTGAATTAGACGGTATTTCAGGGGGACATCTTATTAGTGATTGTCCTAAAATCACGTGGGACGGTAACGATTTTATAGATATGATAGAAAACGATACACTTTGGAGTAAAACTAAAGAAGCCGCAAAAGAAAAAGGATTTGAAGTTGCAAAAATGCCTTTAGAAATGCTAGTAACATTTACTAAAATGAAGGCTAAAGAAATGCTCGGAATAGAGATTGATTAACTATGAATAGTACCATAGTGTTCAGAAAACGCTGCTCGCATCGAGTAGCGTATTTTTATTAAAAAGAAGGTGATATTTCTTGCTCATTGTATCGAATGGAACGCAAGTAGAGCCTATTTTAGAAACGAATTATGAGAAATTTGAAGAGTTGAATGGGGCATTACGTATCTCATTTAACTCTTTTTTACATGAAAAAAATCCAGGGCATCCGTTGTTAGATTTTGAAACAATTATCGAGGATGAGGATGGCCAGGAATATGTAGTTAAAGATTACGGTGGAGACACAATTTCTAAAAAGGCGACTGCTGTTCACATATACTTTTCTTTAGCTGACGAGTTTAAATATGATATTTATGGCGGCACACGGACTTTCGATGATTTTATGTCATTTGTCCTTGCTGGGACTGGTTGGACTTTCATTAATGTAGATGTAGAAGGCTATCAATTGTTACCGAATTTCGGTGAAGAAAATCTAATTGTTTTAATTGAACAATTATGTGCAGCATTTAATTGCGAACGTCAAATATTACCTGGTAAAGTTGTTCGCTTCACCAAGAAAATGGGTACAGATAATGACATCCAATTCCGCTATCGTCATAACATTGAAACATTATCATACAGCGTAAATACGACAAATTTAAAAACACGAATTCGTGGGTATGGTGCAGAGGGAATTGATATTACTTATACTTCGCCATTAGCTAATTCACCTCGAATCGGAATACGCGTTGCAGATCCTATTCATGATGAGAAGATAGAATCTGCTGAAGAAATGACAACACGATTATCAAATGAGCTACCTGCAGCACCTGAAACGAACATTAAAGTAAAGGTCACCACAGTAGACGGTAACGTAGGGGACATGGTTTGGCTTATACATGAGGATCTTGAGCTAGAATACCAAACTCGAATTCTAAGTAAAAAGACAAAAAGAGATTATAGTAATTCAGAGGTTGAGGTTGGGAATACACAAGCAAGAAGTATTGTAGATGCCTTATTAAATCAACATGCTACTATTAATGCTAACGATAAACGTTATCGTTCAAAATTCGAACAAACGAATGATCGAATTGATTTAGAAGTAGAAGAAATTGGCGCATCAATTGCTGCTATTCATATTCGTGCTGATAGTATTACTCAGAGCGTCGCAGATTTAAATAACAATTTAAGTAGTCGCATCACTCAAACAGCTACTGAGATACGAAGTGAAGTAACTGCTCAAGTAACTACAATTAATAACAACATTCAAACAACTCGGAATGATGTATCTGCTGTTACACAAACAGCCTCACAAATACAGTCAACTGTGACTAGTCAACAAACTCAAATTAGTGGATTAGGAACACGAGTTAGCACAGCGGAAAGTAAAATTATTCAACAAGCCGATCAGTTAGAGTCAAGAGTTAGTGTCCAAGATTTTACGGGAGATACTATTGTATCTAAGATTAATCAAACAGCAACGACTATTAGCATACATGCTTCAAAGATTAACTTGATCGGTGCAGTTAACGTGTTGTCCGACATTACAGGAAAATTAGGAACGATAAATACTGGGACTTTGAATAGTGTAAATATCTATTCAGCTAACATAAATATTTCTGAAGATGTTACGATAGGGAAAGTTCTAAAAATCGGTTCCCATTGGGCGGATAGAGAACCTAAGGCGATAGAATTCGGAGGAAATCTTGGAGCTTCCGCAATTAGACATTTGGGTGACCAGCTTCATTTAAGTGCACTGTTCGGGATTAAGATTAGGGGAGACCTATTTGTTGATGGGGATTACGGTAATATTGTCAAAACTGACACTACTGGTTTAAAGCTTGCATATAGCTCAGATTCTCGTAGTTTGTATGTAAGAATAAATGGAGCAGATGTTGGACATGTAAAATTAACATAAAAAAGGAGAGTTTTATATGGATTATCAAGTACAACTAAACAATGGACAAGCAATTAATTTAAAAAATGCAGAGTTTGATGCTACGGCATTTACAGCAACATTAAATGATCAAAAAATTACTTTTGTAAATATTGGAGGGGCTATTATTAATAAGCACATTATCGTTAGTGTATTACCAGCGACAGCAACACAAACAGAAACGCAGTCTTAAGACGTCGTTATTTTTTATTTAATTTTAAGTAGATGCCTTCCACATATGTGGAGGGCTTTTCTATGGACTACGAAAAGGAAGAAGTGGTGGAGTGGAAAAATGGATAGTAACTTGGAGTGGTTTTATGGGAGCGCTTATTTCTTATTTGGTGAATGGTCTAGGCATGGCAGTAACAGTTTTAATAGGATTTATGGCAATTGATTATATAACTGGCATTTTGTCTGGTATTGCTAATCATAATTTAAATAGCCGTATTGGTGTGAATGGTATTATTCGAAAAATTTATTATCTGATGTTGGTTGGATCGGTTTATTTACTCGCATTAGTAATACCAGGGATTGAATATGCAGGTGATGGGGCTGCCATTGCTTTTTGTGTTTTAGAGTTTATCTCAATAACAGAGAATGGCACAAAGATGGGGTTACCTACACCAACTTTCATTAAAAATATTTTAGCGATTGTCAAAGATAAAACGGGTGAGGAGGACAATAAATGACTACGAATATAACAACAACATGCAGAGATTTAGCACAATTATTACCAGCTGCACAATTAGCATGTCGACTTTTGTTCCTAGAATGCTACAAGGCAGGCATTCGTAACATTTTTATTACCGAAACATATCGCTCTCAAGACAGACAAAATTATTTATATGCTCAAGGACGTACTCGACCAGGGCAGATTGTTACTTGGACGCTTAAAAGCAACCATAGTAGTCGTTTAGCTTGGGATATTGCTGTTGGTCCCCCAAAAACGCTTTATGATGTAACTACACTTAATAAAGTGGGAACTATTGCTCGTAAGCTTGGCATTACATGGGGCGGGGATTGGGCCGGTAGCATTGATCGACCACATTTTGAAGTTAAATCGACTTGGAAGATGCCTGCAGGTTATAAGTTAGAAGGACAAGTAATCGTTCCAAGCAGTAGCAAAATGACAGTGCAATTAATTGTAGAAGACAAGAGGGAGGACAACAAAGTGACACAAGTATGGAATCCTGCATCACCAACAATGCGCATAGAAACAGAAAAATATTTAGCGGAAGCAATCAAGGAAGGTATTATTCAAGATTCGCATTTAAAAGATTTACAGAATGGTGTAATGACAACTGATCGACTATTAGGTCTGTATATTACAATTCAGCAGCGTCGAGCTAACTAG